CGTCAGGGTATACAAGATATATGTCATAAGATGGATTATCTGATCCATTGTCGCTTTCGTGCATCTTGCCATATATTTCATCAGCCCGCCGCCACCACGGAGGAATAAGAAAAGAGCTTGCCGAGAGGCAAGCTCTTTTTTGCATTTTGCGCCGAGTATAATTACCGGCCCAGCAGATAGCCCCAGCTGGCGGCACCAAGGATGCCATCCACGCCGAGGTTGTGGTCAGCCTGCATCCGGCGCAGGCCGGCCTCCATCTTGGGGCCAAAGAGCTTGTCGCCGCTCCAAATTTCATCCGGGTAATAGCCCTTGTCCTTCATCAGCAGCATGGCGGCCCGGACGTCATTGCCCTCCATGCCACGGCGCAGCATACGCAGTTCCATCTTGATCATCTCCTCCTTCGTCGTCGGTGCGGGTGCGGGCTTTGGCTGCTCGTTCAGCAGCGCCTTGACGCTGGCCTTGAACGCCTCCCACTCCGCATTGTTCTTCCCTGCCATCTGCCGGGGGCAGGACTTCCCGGTCACGTCGTAGTGCCGCAGGACGTAGGTGTCCACGCCGGAGATGCCCAGCAGCTTGCACAACTCCGCCGTCAGTGCCGCAGCGTTGGCCTTGGTGCGCTCGGAAACATGGTAGTTCCCGGAGCAGCACATCTCGATGGAGATGCTGTTGGTGTTGCGGCAGAGGGGATGTACGGGGTTATTAGAGCCTACCGCCCATGCCCGGTCACAGGCCGGTACGGACTGGTAGATGCTGTCCTCGTCCACGAAGTAGTGTGCGCTGGCCTCCCGGTCGCCGCCTGCGAAATACTTGCAGTTGGCCTCGGCGGTGTCGCTGACGTTGCCCGTGTAGTGCAGCACCACAAATGCCACGTCCCGCCCACCCATCCGGTCATAGGTCTCCGTGCTGGCCGGGATGCTGGTGTTGATGGGGATGCCGCCCGCCTTGGCGATGGGATATGCGGAAGTGATGCGTTTACTCATTGCCGTCCTCCTCGTAGATGATCTCAAGCCCGTATGCTTTTGCGATCTCATGTTCGATTCTGCAACCTCTTGCCTTCTCCCAGCCACTGCAGAAATAGACCGCATGGCACAGGCTCATGTTTTCGATGGACTTGGCCAAGAAGCACATCGGGATTTGCACCACTCCACGTTTCTTCATGTTTTCCCGGCTGTACCACTCGTCAGTGAACAGAGTGTTCACGACCTCATAACCGGCACTTTCCAGTGCGTCGATTGCCCTATCCCGTGTGGACCGAATTTCTTCGTCAGACTTCCCAGCCATCGGCTGGGACAGCATAGCTTTCTTACTCATTGCCATTGCCCCCTTTGTTGTAGTAGCGATGGGATATGCGTCAGTGATGTGCTTACCCATATCTCACTCCCCCTTGCTCAGCTGCTTGACTGCCTGATTGATGCCGGTGGCCGCCAGACCGCTGACGATGCCCACGGCAATGGCGGTGATGGGGTCGCCCGCCGGGAAGTCCGGGATGGGTGCCAGATAGTAGCTGACAGCCCCCAGCAGACCGCCGCAGACCCCGCACAGGATGGGGATCCACTTGTCGTTCATGCTGCTGGCCTTGCCCACCAGCCCCACGAGGTAGGTGATGACGGTGATAACCGCCACGCTTGCGATGCCAAAAGTTTCCATAATTACTCCTTTCCGTACCCAAATCGGGCACACAAATACTTCAAATCTGCGATGCTCGGTGGTTGGATAATCTTTCCAAATCCTCTATCCTGTGATTGGCGACCTTGATCTGCTCCTCCAGCACGGGTACCCGGCGGGCGAAGTTATTGTGCTCCCGTACCTCACGGGTCAGCTCATCCAGCTTGGTGTCGGTGACGGCCTGCTGCGTGTCCAGCTTGGCCTGCACATCACGTGTGGTCTTGTTGCTGGTGATGATTACCCCCAGCAGTGACAGGCCGCCGGTGATAAGTGCGACGATGATCGTCTCGGTCATTAGTGTTCCTCCTCTCTTATGTTTTCCATTTGCCCACCACCCGCAGCGATACGGTTTGATTTCCAAGCGTCATGGACGCTGCACGAAGCATACGGAATGACACCGTTTTCCCTGAATAGCTCCAATCCGTATTGCAGATCATGTGTAGATTCTGTACGCTACCGGTGACTACTACGTTGCCGGTAACGCCAAATGGCATAGACAGGCTGATGATATTTGTGTAGACCATGCTGCCCACAACGGTGTAACTGGTAGGCTTTACCGTTCCACGCCACCACAAGTCCGCATAGCCGGATGCGTACTTTTGGTATGTCCAGTTGCCGCTTATTCCTTGCTCAATGATATAGTCCTTTATGCCCAGCGCCGCCAGCAGTTCGGCCAGCGTGGCCACGCCGGTACCGCCGGACTCTACCGGGAGCGGCTGGGCAAGGCCCTTGCCCAGTTCCACCGGCTCGTCGAAGGATGCCGCCAGACCCACCTGGAAGGTATCCTCCTTATCGCACAGCCGCCCGATGCCCACGGAGCCCATGCTGTCAGCAATGTGCATCGAGGTATAGGCGGCCGGCAAAAATCTGGTGGAGGAGACCAGGGACTCGAACGCATCCACGGCCACCATGCGGACGTCATATTTCTTGTTCGCCGCAGCGGCGAATACCACAGACACATCCGTGGGGCTATACTGCCCGGCGGCTGCCGTGGCCACCGTGCTCCATGTCTCCGTCCCGGTCTCCCGTTTCTCCACACGGTAGGCGGCCGTGTTCTTGCTGCCCAAGGCCGTGATGGCCCCGGAGAAGGTGGCCTTGGCATAGGCCCCCGTGGGGTCCTCGGTTCCGTTGGCCTTGCAGCGGACCACCGCCAAGGCGGAGATGGTGGGCGAGACGTAGGGCGTGACCGTCACCGTCTGCGTCACCGTCTTGGTGCGGCCACGGGAGTCCGTAGCGCTGGCCGTGACGGTCAGACTGCCGGAGGCGGGGAGGTAGCCTGATGTGGCCGTGTCCGATGTGGCGGACAGGATATCCCCCACCTTAATGGCGTAGCTCTTGATGGTACTGCCCTGCACGCCTGCGGCGGTCAGCTCCACCTTCAGGCGGCTCTTGCTCTGGATATAGCCGCCGTAGGTGTCGGCCCGTCCGGTGGGGTCGCTGATGGCCACCGTCAGCGTGGGCGTCATGGTGGACGGCACGGAGATGGTGACGGTGTAGGCCCGGCTGCCCAGCTTGGTGGAGCCGCTGTATGTCTCCACCGTCAGGGTGCCGGTGCCGGATGCGCTGTTGGGTATCTGCGCCGCCAGGGATGTGGGCGGCGTCCAGCTCACCGACGCCGCCGACGTCTTGGTCACGATGGTACCGGATGCGGAGCCAAACTTATAGGTGATGGTGCTGGTGGCCCCGGAGACCGGCGGCGTGATCTTGATGGTGGCCGCTGTCCCCATAGTCATAGAGCCATAGGACAGCGTGGCCGCCCGTGGGATGGTGGGTAGCGTCACGCTGCCGGACACGGACAGCGTCCGGGGTGTGTAGGCGCTGTCAAAGCCACAATCCCAACTGGCGGAGAGTGTCACCGTCTTGCTGCCGTCGCTGTTGTGGTCTACCGTAATGGTCTTACTGCCCAGCTTATACCAGCCGGTGGAGCTGTAATAGTACGGATGCCATACCTTCGTTCCCTGAAGGATATAGTATGCCTCGTTGGAGCTCTCGTTCTGCGAGTACCCGGTGCCGTCGTATATCCACAGGTCGAGGGTGATGGTGCTCTGGTTCTTGGCTTGGTTCTGTGCCGACGAGTAGTCCAGGCGCAGCTGCCAGCCGTTGGACTTGCCGCCATAGATACTGGCCACTTACTTCACCCCCTTCACGACCACGTCGCCGGAGCCGTCCGCCATGAAGGCCACGTTGCCGATGATCAGGATCGTCACCTTGACTTGATGGGCCTCCACGCCGGCGGCAGTCAACATCAGCTCCGGCGTGTTGTTGCGGATGAACTGCATGACGTCATTGTCCAGCCGTAGGAGTATCTCGTTGCCACTCTCACCGATGATCAGGCCGTCCGCCGTGAACCGGAAGGCCTTAGTGACCTCGCTGTACTTACTCTGGAGGTCGCCGTTGACGTCCTCGATGCGCTCGGTGATGGCGGTGAGTGTCAGGTTGAGCTGGTCCGCCAGCAGCTCCAGCTTGGAGGACATCTCCTCCTTGTAGCTGCCAAACTCGCCGGTCTCTACATAATTTTGCAGGGCGGCAAGGATGATGCTGTTAAGGGACTGCTGCACGTCGGTGATCTGCTGCGTTGTAGACTCGGTCACCTGATTCAGCTGCTGACGGGTCTCCTCCCGCATCTCGCTCTTGATTTCCTCCCGCTGCCGGTCCATGTCCTCCTTGTTCTCCCGGTCGGTGTCTATCTGCGCCCCGGTATAGGTCTGCCGGGTGGCGCCCAGCGTGATCCGGGTATTGCCGGGGGACAGGATATCCGGCTGGAGCTCCATAAGTGCGTAGGCGGCGTTATAGCCGTGTGGCGTGCTGACCAGCAGGGTCATGCGGCCCACCCTGAAGTGCTGCACGCTGTCCTGCCAGCCAAGATCTACCGCCTGCATGGTGATGCTCTCCTGCGTGGCCAGACCGGAGGAGGATACGGAGGCCTTGGCCTTGGCCAGCAGATTGGCCGCCACCGTGACATCGTCCCAGCGGACGTAGCGGTTGATCCTGCCATAGGCAGCAACGCCGGACCGGCTGTATACCGTCAGGCCGTCCTTGACCAGATCGTCCGTCAGGTCGCCATCTGCGATATCGGCAATGGTCAGGCCGTCCTTGCCCACGGGCAGGATGGAGGTGTATATCTCCGTACCGTCCCGCTCACTGACGATATCCAGCAGATTGGCCGCATACTCCACCCGCTGGGTATTGGTCAGGGGCAGGTCTGCGTAGTAGTCCAGATAATTGCCGTCCGCCTCGTAGCGGATCAGCAGATGCCCGCCCAACGCCGACTTAGGTAGCCGGGTGGTCAGCACCTCCATGGTGGGCAGATACTCCGTGGAGCTGCGGGCGATGTAGTTATTGCTGTCGGTGACGGTACACACACCGGGCTTGATCTGCTGGGCCTCGGAGACCTGGGCGTTATGCCGGGCCAGGACCCAGCGGAAGAAATACTCCACCACATTGCCGGAGGCTGCTGCCGTCTGGTACTCCTTGTCCTCCTCCACGTCGCCGGGGAAGTTAAAGGGCGGCATGACGCTGTCATTAAGGCAGGCCATAAGGCCCTCCGTGGTGATCTTGCGGCTGCCGTAATAGGTGGCGTTGTCCTTGGTGATGCGGCCCCGGTAGACCGGGACCCCGTCGTCCAGCAGGGAGACCACGCCCTGCATCCGCTGGAGCCGGTCCAGATAAGGGTGGTCCGGCTGGAGGACGAAGGACATTTCCCCGGCCTTGCCGACGGCCAGATACACATCCGGCTCCGTAATCATGAGCTTGTCCTCCTCCGTGGCAAACCGGGGGTCGTAGAGGATGTAATGGTCGTAGGTGATCTGGTACATTACAGCCTCGCCTCCTGGTACTCCACGGAGATGGTGCCGGTGCCGCTGGCTACCTTGGCCTTGAGGATGTTGGCCCCGGCGGCCAGGCAGATATCCGCCCGGCGGTAGGTGCCGGCGGACAGGGCGATGGTATTGCCGCCCCACAGCAGGGTGGTGGCCTGCTCCACCGTGATGGTGGGGATAACCGGGCGGCGCTCGTTGGTCAGGGCCAGCTGCTTATAGGCTGTCCCCAGGTCGGAGCGGGCCACCGTGGTGGCCGCCACCTTATAGCGCCACGGGTCGCAGTTGGCGGAGATCAGCACCTGCGCATGGGCGAGGTCGTTATACTGCTGCGCCACCCGCACCCGCCCGGTCAGATAGTGCTGCTCATCGTCCGGGAGGATGATGTGCAGGACCTGGCCGTCCAGGCTGTTGACCAGCTCGTCCAGCGCCGCCGTGCGGGTGGTGCGGGTGCCGTCGGAGCGCTCCAACGTCAGCTCCAACAGTCGGGGGGCGTAGGTGACGGACCCGGTGAGGGCCGCACTGGCGTCCAATACGCCGTCCATGCCGGGCACCTCGATCAGGTTTTCCCGCCACTCCGCCGGGGCCAGCTGACAGCCGGACAGCGTCCAGCCCTTGGCCCCGGTGTCATAGTCTCCGATCATTACCTTACGCATTGCACTCACCTCACATTCCGGTCGCTGGTGATTTTCACACCTCCCAGGCGGGCGTTATACTCGTTGATGGTGCCGCCCACCATGGTGTTGCCGTCCAGCAGGAGCACCTGCCCGGCCTGGATGGCGGAGAGGATGGCGTCCAGCTTGGCGCTGTACCCGGCCACCACCTGGCTCTGCTGATAGGCGGCGCTGGCGGCTGCACGGTTGCTCACGGCGTGGAGCTGCGCAGCGGGCCGGGCGTCCTCCTCGCAGATGGACATCATCTTGTCGATGGTCTCGCTGGTGCTGGCCAGCAGGGGCTTGCGGGACTGTTCCGTCCCCACAACGCCGCCAGCCCAAATGTCCTCGAACACTTTTTCCATGCGCTTGGATGGGCTGTGGGTCTGCGCCACGGCACGGGTGCGGGAGAACACACCTTGTACGATGCTGCCCACGGTGTCATACAGCGGGCCACGCTTGGACTCCATACCGGAGATCATGCCGGCCCCGAAGTCCTTGCCGATGCCCTCGGCCTCCCCGTAGACGTTATTGTAGGCGGCCAGCATTTTCGCTGCGCTGTCCTCCGCCTCCTTGACCATGTCCTCGGTGTAGCCCTCCACGCCGTTCTCCCAGTTCCGCCGTGTCTCCTCGGCATTCTCCCCGGCGTCAATGGCGGCCTGCCGCATAATGAGCCGGGTGCGCTCCATGGTCTGGGCCACGTTGTCGGCGTGGTCGGCGTAGGCGGTGGCCTCTTGGGACAGGATGCGCTGCACCTCCGCCGAGTCGCCCTGCTGGGCGGCCATGAGGGCCTCCTCATACTGCCGGATGGTGCCGCTGTAGGTGTCCACGGCCCCGCTGAGCTCCTCCCACGCAGCCTTCTTCTCGTCCAGCGACTTTTTTTCCTGGTCGAGGTCTCTCTGGAGCTGCATGACCCGCTGGGCGGATGCGTTATCACCGTTCCGCACGGCGGCCTCCTGCGCCGCCGTCAGCGCCTCGGTTTTCTCATTCACCACGTCCTGCTGGATGGCGTAGTCCTTATAGGCCACGGCTGCGGCGTTGGCGGCGTCCTTCTGGGCCTTGAGCGCCTCGGTGTAGTCGCTCTTGTAGGCGTCCATCAGGGCCTCCATACGCTTGGTCTCTATCAGATCCTCTACGCTGGTCTTGAGCTCGTCATAGGCCTGTATCTGGCCGTTGACCATGGTATACTCCGTGCCCAGCGCATCGTTTAGCAGCCCGAGGATTACATTCGCACGGGCCTGGTCGGCCTCCTGCACGTTGCCGGAGGCGTCCGCCAACGTCATGAGTTCCTGCGCCAGCTGCTCGGTATGCTCGAACTGGGATACGATACCCGCAGCACCCGCCGCATCCAGACCGGCGTCCACCAGCTCCCGCTCCTTGGTGGTGAGGTTGTCCACATCCTCCCCGGCGGCCTTGGCAGCCGCAGAGTAGGCGATCAGGGACGCAGCCGCCGAAGCGGCCACTGTGGCCACCAGCCCCCAGGGGGTAGCCTGCTGGGCCAGCGCCAGGGCCTTCTGCGCTATGGTGGCCTTGCCCAGGACCAGGGTCTCGGCCAGTGTGGCCGCCGTGTGTTCCTTGGACGCCAGCGTCGCAAGCTTGGCCGCCGTCTTAAGGGCCACGGTGCCAGCGGTGACAGCCGCCAGCGTGGAGACAATCTTGGGGCCGTTCTTTCCCACCCACGTCCCAAACTTTGTAAGGGCCGGGATCAGCTTCTGGGTGCACCACTTGACCACGTTCCGCATGGGCTGCTCCATGGACTTATAGAATTTAATGCCCATTTCCTCCGCCGCAGACCCCATGTTTTTAAGGTCGCCGGAGAGGTTGTCCTGCATGGTGTCGGCCATGGCCTGCGCCGTGCCGTCTGCCGAGTCAATGGCCTTGGTGAGCTTCCAGAAGTCCGCCTCCGATGCCCCCACAATGGCCAGCAGGCCGGACATTGCCTCCTGGCCTGCGATGCTAGAGGCAACGGATGCCTTGGTGGACTCGTCCAGGCCGGCCATTTTCTCCCGCAGAATCTGGATGGTCTCAGACAGGGGCCTCATGGATCCGTCTGCATTGGTCAGCGCCTCGGTGGCGGAGATGCCCAGCTGCTCGAATCCTGCGTTGACCTCCTTGGTGGGCTTGGTCAGACGGGACAGCATGGACCGCAGCGATGTACCGGCCTGCTCGGCCTTGATTCCGCTGTTGGCCATGAGACCCAGTGCTACAGATACGTCCTCGATGCTGTACCCCAAAGCACCCGCCACCGGGGCGACGTACTTGAAGGAGCCGCCCAGCATGGTGACGTTGGTGTTGGCGTTGTTGGCCGCAGCGGCCAGCACGTCCGAAAAGTGGGCGGAGTCCTTGGCTTGCAGCCCGAAGGCCGTGAGGGCGTCCGTCACGATATCTGAGACGGTGGCGAGGTCCTCACCGGATGCCGCAGCCAGATTGACGATGCCCTCCATGCCGGAGAGCATATCATTGGTCTTCCAGCCCGCCATGGCCATATACTTCAGGGCGTCGGCGCACTGGGCGGCGCTGAATACGGTGGTAGCGCCGTACTTACGGGCCGCCTCCTCCAGAGCCGCCAGCTCGGCGCCGGTAGCCCCGGAAATGGCCGCCACCTCGGACATGGAGCTGGTAAACTCCATGCCCACCTGAAGGGCCTGCTGCCCCAGCTCCCGGAGCTTAGCAGCAGCCTCCGACACGGCCCGGCTGGCCAGCGTGCCCACGAAGCTGCCAAAGGCCACATCCGCACGACTGATGCCGTCGGTGGAGTTCTTGGCGGCGTCACCGAGGTTGTCCATGTCCTTGGCGGTGTTCTCGCTCTCATCGCCCATGGTCTTGATGGCGTCCTTGACCTCCTTGGCTTGGTCCTTGTAGGTCTCCATCTTACGCTCGGTGGCGATGATCTCACGTTGCAGCTCACGAACCTGCTCCTGGGAGACGTCGCCCCGCTTAAACTGCTCCTGCACGGAGGCCTCGGCCTCCCGGAGCTTGTCCAGTTTGGCCTTGGTGGTGGCCACGGCCTCCGTCAGCACCTTGTGCTTCTGGGCCAGCAGCTCCGTGTTGGTGGGGTCCAGTTTCAGCAGCCGGTTGATCTGGGAGAGCTCCCCGGAGAGGCTCTTACTCTTTTTCTCCACATTTTTCAGGGCCTCGCCCAGTTTGGTGGTGTCACCGCCGATCTCGACGGTAAGCCCCTTGATGCGGTTACTTGCCAATGATTACACCTCCTTGTGGCCAAACTTACGCCGCAGAGCGGCTCTGTCCGGTTTCGTCTGGGTCATGCGCCAGGCGTTCCTCAGGTACTCACGCCCCTCGCTGGTCTGCTCCAGACGGTGGATATAGGCGTCTCTGCGCCAGCCCAGATACTGGATGTAGTCCAGTGCCCCCACCTCCGGCAGGCTGATACCGGCGTAATCTGCCACCAGCTTACGCCAGAAGGTAGGGACGTCAAAGTCATGCTCTCCCCCGGTGCCACCGGACGGATACCAGGGGAGTGTTAATTTTTTGCGTTTCGGAGCCCCTCGACAAAGTCCACGTAGGCGGCGAAGAAATAGACAAGGTCCTCCACGTCTGTGTCGTACTTGTCCCGCAGGTCCTCCGCCGTGAGGGGGATCATCTCCCGATTGCGGCTCATGATCTGGGCGGCGTAGTCATAGAGGGCCGCCCGGCACTCCGGGTCGGCGCTGTCCATAACCTTGCCCAGCAACTCCCCTGCTCCGGAGAGTGCCTCCGCCAGGTCTACCGTAGGCGGCATTACCCGCAGCAGCGGAGCAGACTCGCCCCGCAGCCGGACCGAGAGAAAGGGCTTGTTGTAAGCTGCAAAATCAATAGCCATATTGTCCTCCTATTGAGAGGCCGGGGGCGGCAATGCGCCACCCCCGGCGAAAAAATCAGGCTGCGTCGATCTCCTCGAAAATCTCCACCAGCGTACCAGCGGTGTCGTGGGGCTTGGCCTTGAACTCCGGCTCGATCACGGTGCCGGCGTCCTTGGCGAAGGTGATGGTGGCACCGGCGGTATTGCGGCCCACAATGACCACCCACAGGTCGCCGTCCACGGAGTCGGAGTAGTGGAAGCACACCACGTAGTACTTGCCCTGGGCGTTCCCGGCGCCGCCGATCTTGGTGGTGCGCAGGCCGGAGGCCTCGCTGACCGTGCAGCGGTCGAGCAGGGACTTCAGGGTGTTGCCGTTCCAGGTCAGGGTGCCCAGCTTCAGCAGGACCTCCTCGTCGGTGGTGATGATCTTGGACACAATGCCGAGGTCGTCCTTCTCCTCGTATGTGTCCTGCGTGTACTCCAGCGACGCACCGCCCTTGATGTGGCCCAGCTCGTTGTCTGCGATGCACAGGTCATCCAGGTCCTTCTTGGTGGCCGGGACGGTGTCGGTGTATTCCTTCAGGTACACCTTGCCGGAGCCAAGAGTGATTGTTTCTTTATCTCTCTTTGCCATTACTTTGTCCTCCTCTTCTCGTAATAAGTGAAATCATAGGCCACTTGATACATTTGCTCGTCTTGCAGCCAGTACCGGTCCTGCTTCGTCCACGGGATGCCCCGGCTGTTGAGCTGTGCCTCGATAGCCAGTTCCGCAGCATCGTCCGGAGCGGGCTCGTACAGTTCCACGGTGGCCTCGTGGGTGTACAGGCACACAACGTCGTCAGCACCATCGGCTGAGATATCATCCAGATAGACGGCATAGGTCCCGGCCGGAGGTCTTGGAAACCTCGCTCGCCGGTACTGGACGCCGGCAGCCGTCAAGATATCATCGATCACCACGCAGCACCCCTTCAATTTCGCTCTCATAGCCCGGCAGGACATTCCCCAGCGCATTGGCCAAGAAGGGATTCCCCGGAACACGCCCACCATTGCGGGATGCGTGCCCGTGGACCAGCAGATGCGTCAGACGATAGGATTTTCCGGTCACGTACCAGATGAAGCGATCTCCGGCCGCAGTAAGCTCCCGCTTGAAGGTGATGCTCCGGCGAAACTTGCCTGTCTGCTTGGGTGCCGTGCGCTTGGTGATCTTCACCAAGTCACTCATGGCCGCCTCCCCAGCGGCGTTGATGCCGTTGAGCACGTCCTTCTGATACTCGTAGAGGATATCGCCCACGGCCTTGGGTATCTGGCCTCCCGTAATACGCCTATGCGTTCCCGGCATACAACTCCCCCTTTATGCGGATGTACTGGTGCCGCTCCTGGTAATCGTCGGTATCCACGACCTTGTAGGTGTGCCCGGCATATACGATGCGGTATAGGTGCGGCTCATAGACGAGGGCTTTCGTCGATGGGCCGTAGCGGACGTCGAAGTCCAGAATGTAATGATGCTGATCCGCCCCGGCGTCGTAGCTCTGTCCGCCGCTGGACTTATTGACCCGTGCATGGAGGGCTGCCACGCTGCCCCACTGCTCGGTATCGGGATCTTGGCGCTGGATCAAGATGAGCTTATTCAGCGCCCCGGCGTCAATGGACATCCTCTCGCCCCCTTACCGGGAGCCTGTGCCCATTTCGGGCACAGGCTCACTGTGCTTAAGCTGGTTCAGCAGCTGGCGGAAACTGCGGTTCTCGTGGAACGTCGTGGCGTCCTCACGGGATCGACGGTCCCAGGCGTCCGCCACCAGATAGTTCACACAGAGATCGTAACTGGCCCGGCGGAGATCATCCTCCGGCTCACGGACGCCGGCCGCATCCATATAGCTGACAGCGGCCAGATAGATACGGTCCAGCAGGTCACTGTCCGCAGAGGTCAGCTCATCCAAGCGGCAATAGCTCAGCAGCTCCTCCCGGCGGGACTCCGTCAGGGGATACATTAGCCTCCGCTCTTGGGCAGCGTGGCCACCACGAAGCCCTTATTGGCCACCAGATTGCCGCCCACCATGGCGTCGCCCAGAATGGTGAGCAGACGCTCCTGCGCCTTGTAGCTCTCGTCCACCCGGACGGTGAAGTCACCGAACAGGCCCAGCAGATAGTTGGCGGGAGAACCGTAGCACATAGTCTGGATGGGAGCAGCGCCGGCCTGCGCACCGGACAGGCTGGTGAGGTCAGAGCAGATGGTGTAGGGGATCACCACGCCGCCGTCCCGGATGATACCGGTGTTGGGGTTGCCCATGTCCGGCTCGATGGTAAACAGACGCTGTTTCTCGTTGGTGCCCCGCAGCTGGCCGATGGCCTTCAGGTCCGCCTTGGTCAGCAGCAGACGGGCGTTGGGGGCCAGCGCATCATCTGTGCCATAGGCGAAGTACAGGGTGTCCAGCAGATTGACGTCTACTTCAGAGACGTTGGTGGTGCTGAAGATATCTGTGCCTGCCTTGTTCTTGGCCGTCTTAACGCCGTACATGACGTGCGTGCTCTCGCCATCGCCGTTGACGATCAGCGCAGCCAACTTGCGGCGCATGGCACGCATTGCCATGCTGTAGATCTTGCTGTAATAGTTGGCGGGAGTCAGCCGGGCGAGATTTCGGTCCACAAAAGACGTCACCGTCATCTCATAGGGCTTGATCTCCGCCACGCCGAAGGTGGGGTCAGTGCTGGCCGTGCGGGCCTGACCGGCCTTGGATGCCACAGTATTCACTTTGGCGTCCGACTCAGTGATCACATACGGCTCCTGATAGGCGCCCATGCCGGAGAGATCGGCCACGCTCACCTGATCCACGATGGAACTCACCGTGGTTCCGATGATATCCCGCACATCGGAGCCGACGCCGGTGGGCTCCGCCAGCGTGCCGGTGGCCAGCGTAATGGCCTTACGCACTTCGTTGGCGCCGAACTTTACCTCGCCGCCCTTCAGCAGAATGTTGGCTCGTTCAGCAGCCTTCTCGGCCTCCTCCTGTGCATCAGGGGCCTTGGCCATGAACTGCCGGTCCTGCTCGTCGATGAGCTCCTTGACCTCCATGATTTCCTGGTTGATGTTGCCCAGAGCCGTCATCTTGGCCGTGTAATTGTCGTGCTCGCCCGCCTTATAGGCGGCCTCGGCCTCGGCAAGGATGCCGGCACGCTTGGCCATCAGGTCGTTCATTTTGCGTCTCATAATTTGTACCTCCTCAGAATCTGTTTTTTTCGATTTCCAGGGCAGCGGCGTCTGCCCAGTTGTCGGGGGGTGTTGCGGGGGGTTCGCCAGAGCCGTATCGCTTCGCCTTCCGTGCGACGACGCCCAGCACTCCGGCGGCCGGCTGGGCCGGGACTGCCACAAGGCTCACTTCGTAAGCATCGGCAGCACCATCCAGAGTGATAGTGCACAGTTGTCCGTCATACTCACGGCCGGGGTAATGATTGCAGGGCGTTTCCCGCTGGTCAACGCCGCAGATGGAGCACACGGCATGAGACACGGCACAGCCAACACTACATTCCCGCAGGATACCGGCATCAATGGCGGTGATAACATCCGCCGTGCTGTCCGTCCGGGGCATATAGCATCGCAGCACCAGGCACTTGGCGTCGCCTGCCTGCTCCACCGATGCCGCATAGCAGCGGGCGGTCTGCATCCCGGCGCTCCAGTTATGATCCCGCAATACCGGGCGGCCCACATAGAGATCAGCCAACTGCGCCAGCGTCGCATCCGTAAAGCGCTCGAAATCACGGTCCACTCGGTTGTCGCAGGCCAGAAGGCGGAAGGTATAGACTTCCTCGGCTGTGAACTCCCGCAAGGTCTGTGCATTGATAAGCGTCAACTCCTGCTCGTCCAGTTTCTGCTTTTCCAGCCGGGCAGATTTCATAATCATTTCCACAGGTCATTCCTCCTTTCCGGTGGCGGTGCCACTATTTCTCGTGCGGCTGAGCTCCTCCCACATATCCAGCGGGACATAGTTGAGACTGGCTCGCCGCAAGTGCCCACCGGGCACATTGGGGATATCCTCCAGCGCACAGATATCATCCGGACAGAACACGCCCAGTTCCGACATGGTCCGGTACCAAGCGCCACGGGATGCCGTGTCGCCCCTCAGCTCCGCCATCATGTTGATGCGAATCTCCAAGCGCTGGATCTCCGTGTCAGTGAGAAGCTTATAGGTCTGCTCCTCCTCGTACTGCGTGATGATGGGGTGGAGTGTGCTGGTGACATACTCGATGGCGTTCTGCTCATTGGACCCATACGCCTGCTTGCCCTCGTTCAGTTTGTACAGCGGCACGCCGAAGTACCGGGCTATATCCGTGATGGACAACTGCTTGTTCTCCACGAACTGGGCATCCCGATTACTGGCCGCCAGCGGCTTATAGTCGAGACCAAGATCCAAAATCGCCACACGGTGACTGTTGCTGGGGCCGGCATGGACACGCTCCCACTCGTCTCGCAGTTTGTCCTTCTTTGAGATAAGCGATCCATCCGGACGGGTGGCCGGGTGGTTATCTGCACCCATGATATAGCCGCCAAGATCACTGTCCGTTTTCAGGATGCCGGAGGGCTGACCGCCGTTGGCATAATACGACAGGTCGTACTGCTGGGCCGCTCTAGCGGTGGAGACCACCTCTCTGGCACGGGAGAGGGTACTCAGACCGCTCAGCCCGTTCCTCGTTGCGTTCTTGTAATGGCACACGTCCTCCTGCGGGAGCCGCATTGGTTCCCCGGTAACAGGATGGGCAATGTCGTACCACACTCGCCCCAGTTGATCCCTCCAAGAATGGACTAGCTGCCACGGCACCGGGACAAGCTCCACCGGCCGGCCGGTCCGGGGGTCTCGGATGATCCACTCGTAAGCGTTGCCGCCCTCCAGACGGCTGGTCTCCAGAACCTTCTTCCGCACAAACGGCGTCATGGCCTCATTGGGCCGCACGTCCAGCAGATAGAGGATATCGTGCTGCACTCGCTTACGAGTCGCCGTCTCCATTACGTAGGCCGGGAGCTTGGCAACACTGTCAGACAGGATTTCGATGCAGCGGTCCACCGCACTGAGCGCCCGTGCCTCATCATCCGGCAGACTGCCGCCGGGTACGGTCAGTCCCGTGGCGGCCACACTGGCGACGGTGGTACCCGGTGCGGTGGGTGAGCGGGCAGTTGCCGCCCGCAGGCCTTTAATCAGACTCATCTACGTCACTCCTTTCGCCCAGCGAATCCAATACGACGCCGGCTGCCAACAGCACACCGGCCACAATCAGCCCGCCGGGTGGGTATATCATCCACACCCCCGCTGAAATCATCAGCCCGGCGACGATCAGCAGAAGGTCCGGGACGACCCGCCGCAAAAAATGAGATATTCGCTCCATAACTGCCTCCTATAGTGTGAATCCCGGCTCGGCCACAGCTGCGGCCAGGTCCGGCTTCTGGTTCCTTGCGATCATCCAGACCGCCATGGCGATGATACTGGCGACCGCCGGGTCTATCCGGCCAGTCGAACGATTTTTGACGGGCTTGCAGTTCCCGTTGCCATCCACATAGTTCCGCACGTTGCCAAATGTCCAGCGGAAGCAGGTATTGTGTACGTGCAGGAGCTGGTGGCGGGTCATCAAATCCTCTACTTCTTTCATGGCCGGGGACATATTCTTGAGGTCCTGCGGGATCTCCACCACATCGACGATGGGCGCCAGCCGCTGCGTAATGGTGCGGGACAGGTACGGGTCGAAGCCGACCATACGCAGGTCAAAGGTCTGCTTCGCCCAGCGGATACAGTTCTCCACCATATCGTAGTCGATGATATCGCCGGGACAGAGCGAGAGGAAGCCGGCCCGTTCCCAGTCCCGATACGGCACATGATCTCGACGTTCTGCCTCCGCTGCCGTGTCGGCGGGGCGCCAGATGTATGGCAGTAGCACCGCCGTATCCAGCCCCGGCTGGGGCGGGAAGATCAGTACAAACGCCGTCAGGTCCTTCGTGGTTGAGAGGTCAACGCCGCCATAGCAGACGAGACCTCGCAGCCGCTCCAGCCACTCCAGCCGCTCGGACATTTTCGAGGGGCCCCATTGGGTCTTATCGTATAGTCCGAGGCTGATCCAGCCCACAGCCTTGACGGATATCCACTGGTTCAGGCGCAGCCAACGGAACAACTTCTCCGCCGCTTCGCTCTGCTGCGCTTCCTTCGCTTCCAGCCGGATGTTTCTAAGCCGCAGATGCTTGCCCAAGGATGGATTGCAGAGATACCACAGATTCTCGTCCCATATATCCACAGACTTGAGGTCGTCCGGGTCATCACCAAACATAGCGGTAAGCCCGTAGAGGATGGGCAGCCAGTTTGGGATATCACGATCCAGAAGTGCCGCCTCGGCCTCCTGCATATCGCTCTCCTCCACGTGGCGCAGACTGAGGACCGTATGCGGATCGCCGCCCTCCGTCTGGATGCGGCGCAGGAGCCGGGCGTCCCGCACGGCCACGGCCTTCTCGTGGATCTCCCATCCGATGGATGTGCGGTCCGGGTCATCGCCTGCCGTTGTCAGCACGATCCACACAGGTTGACGCCGGCCGGAACCAGCACCGGACGTCATAACATCCCACAGGTCACGGTTAGGCTGGGCGTGCAGCTCGTCAAAGATCACGCAGCTGGGCTTATAGCCGTGTTTGCTGTAGGCCTCGCTGCTAAGTACTCGCATCTGCCCAATCGTCACCCACTTATATCCGCCGTTCCCGCTGCGGATGCGCCGGCGGTACAGGATGCGCTTCTGTGATTCCACGATCTTCAGTTCCCCACGGGCGATCATCTTCGCCGTCCACGGGGCAGAGGTCAACATGAACACGGCGGCGTTAAATACGATGCTGGCGTTGTCCTTGTCGGCAGCACAAACATACACTTCGGCGTTCAACTCACCGTCTCCAATGAGGTGGTAGATACCCAGCGCCGCCGCCAGTTCGCTCTTGCCGTTCTTTTTGCTGATCTCCAGATAAAGATACCAGTACTGCCGGAGCATAGACCCGTCATCCCCGTCCGTATCCGGCACCATGCTGGAGTAGAACTCCATGATGGCGTCTCGCTGCCACTGATAGAGGCGGAACGGCTTACCGGTATCGGTGGTCGGCAGGCGCTCCACAAAGTCGCAGACGAACTGCCCGGCCTCTTGCTGGTACACCACGTCACAACACCCCCGCAGCGGCAGCAGACTGACGAGAGAGGAGTCGTTGGGTAAATTCGTCCTCCGGCTCATCTGCACCGAGGGGAGACGGAATGACAAGGCGGCAGCGGGCCGATACGGTCAGCCCCAAGTCATTGGCACAGTTGCGGGCCTGCTTGAAATAGCGATCCTGGATGCGACCCCATGCGTCGGCGTCGGTGACGTTGCCCTCCCGGAGGGCGGCATTGGTATATCCGGTAGCCGCAAGGTACTGGTGATGAGCCACCAAATAGCGCCCCAGCGTGTCAGCATCCAGATCGGAGTACAGACCAAGCGTAATAAGCTGCTTGCCTATCTTGCGGTACTCCTTCCGCATGACCTCCGGCAGCCACTTCGGCGGTGTAGCCTTCTGGGCCGGCGGAGCCTTCACCTCGCTGGCCCTGCGTTCGTACTCTTCTGCCTTACTCAGGTGTTTCTTGCCGTTGAGCAGGAGTACATCCGTCGGCTGGCGTTTACCTGGCATCCACTGTCACCCCCATTACTTGAGCGTCTGAACTATCTCCAGTTCTCTGGGAGAAAGCTCCCACTTCTCCGCTGCGGCCTTCTCCGCTGCGGCCTTCTCCGCTGCGGCCTTCTCCGCTGCGGCCTTCTCCGATAACAAGAATCCACCACCGAAAATGGCCTTTCCCCGATCCCGCTGTGCATCCAACGCACGCACAAAAGACACTGCCGAGGCAGGGATCCTCAGTGCCTGCCCGTGCTTAACGATATCGAAATCCCCAACACTCAGAACATTCGGCGGATAACAGTACATTGGAAGAGATACAGCCCCCTCATTGCGGACAGCAGCATCAGCCGCAGAGACGGCGTCAAACAGGTCGGGTGCAAACTCGACCTTGTATTGGCCCATGTTGCTGACAAACGAGGTATTGACACGAGCCCCGTTCTCGTAGGTAATCGAACAGCCGGCTGGGAGGTAATTTACCGCACCGGCCGCCGTGCTGAATAGCGTAAGCGTCGGGGCAAACAGAAAGAAGCGGATTCCACGCTCCATGTAAGTGCGGCAAATCTGAGACAGGATCGAGAAAGGCGGATTGTCAATGACAACACAGCCATCCGGATAGTCGGTGTTTTCATAATCGCCGCCCGGAAAGAATGGGCGGACAATCGGAGCATCACCCAGAGCGTAGCGGCGCACGGCCCACGCACGGACGGCTTCGTAGACCGGTTTTGGCGTGTAGCAGTCATCCGTTGTTTTCTTAGGATTGAACTTGTCAACAAACGCTTGGTATTCCGAGTCATCGGCCGAACCGGAATCATCTGGACTGTCGGCGTGGGCGGCCTGGCCGGGTGCGGATCTAGTATAATCATTTACGTAGACGGGTCCCGCTACCTCGCTGCCAAAATCAAACCCAGTCAGTTTGGTATCGAACCCCATGTCCGTCAGGCCCTTCAGCTCGATCTCCAGCATAGCCGAATCCCACTCGCCAGCTTCCGTGAGCCGATTATCTGCCAGGATATACGCCTTGCGCTGGGCCTCTGTCAGGCCAGTCGCCACGACGCAGGGGACGAGATGCATCCCCTCCGCTCTTGCGGCTTCGACTCGGCCATGCCCGGCAATGATATTGCAATTCTCGTCGATAAGGACCGGGGCAACAAAGCCGAACTCCCGCAGGCTTGCCCGGATCTGCGATATCTGCGCCGCACTGTGGCGCTTGGCGTTGTTTGCATACGGGACCAACTCCTCGATGGGGATCATGGTCAGTGCCTCCGCCGAAACTCTTACCATGCCGGCAGGCGTTGTGGCCCCGGAATTATTTTTACTCATGTTTTCCTCCTCCCGCATGGGGAAAATTTTTCGCAGGATGGGTGGCCGTCGGTTTCTGCCCGCCCACCGGAAACTTAAACACTCCGGGGGGCGGGTCGCAAGGAATCGGCGCACGGGCGCCCATCATGCGTGTGCGCCCAAGAGTGCCCGAATCGGGCACAATCCAGCGCCGCCTGAGCGGCTCATTTTTGCCGTCGTTCTGCCATCGTCTTACGGCTATGGCAAGAGTGGCAGAGCGATTGCAGGTTACTGCGATCCGTGAAGAGCGCCCAGTCCCCACGGTGGGGCACGATGTGGTCCACGTCCGTGGCCCGCACTCGTCGGCCCTGCTGGGCACAGGCCCGACAATAGGGCTCACGCAGGAGCTGGTTTGGGCGGAGATCGTCCGTCCACTCCGGCGTAGCATACAGACGGTGCCATGCGGCACTGTCGGTGCTGCGCTGATATTTGGGCTTGTGGGCAGCACAGTAGCCGTCCGGCACCAGGACGCAGCATCCTGGATGCCTGCATGGTCTCAGCGGCTTCCGGCTCACGGGCTATCACCTCCGGGCAAACAGAAAACGCCGGAGACCATGGCTACCCTTGCATTGGGTAACATCATGGGCTCCGGCGTTCAACGCTCTGGCCTCGCTCTATGCGCAGGATGATCTCCTGCTTGCAGTCCCGGCAGTAGACCGGGAGGTTATCCGCTTGTGTCTCAGGATCAATCCTCAGTAGCCGCCGGTTACGTCGGCATACTGGGCAGGTGATCCATCCGTTCACTACGACTATCTTACCACGTTCTGGTGCATCACGCAATTCCTTCACCACCATTTCTTTCGGATTTGCGAGTTGTTCAACTATACTTCAAGTACCTTATCTAATAAACTGCTATTTTGTGGGGTGCAGCGGGTCCGCTGCAATGTACCATGCGTAGGCATAATGACCAAAGGCGTTGTCCACCTGATTGCGCCCGTACACCCGGCAATCTGCGGGGATATCAATGCTGCACGTATCCGCCCGAAAATACTCTGTCGGCGGAAGCTGCGCACGCAGTGAGCGGGATGCTACCCATGTCCGGGCGGAGATCGGAATGGTAATGCCGTCCGTCCGCTCCTTGCAATAATATTTCGCCGTGCGGCGATATGTATCGTAAGGGTCACGTCCGATGCAAAGGAGAGGCGCCCCCTCCACAAACCCGAACCGCCAAAGGTCCTCCATAACCACCGGCGGGAAATCACTGTAGCGCACGGTAAGGTGCATATGATAACGGTGGACACCATGTCGCCCCTCGATCAGATAGACGTAATCAATCGGGCCGCCATGATAGAGCCGCATCCTCCGAAGCAGGGAGCGCCAGCATCGGCGGACATCTGCAAATGTAGGGGGCAGATGCTCGTCGTCAAATGTGAGGACATAGGACCATCCATCGTAACCAAATAGCGCCAGCAATAGCTCCAGCCGATCCACAGGGCTCCGGCAGACGGAGGAATCCCGTGGCGGGCGGAGAAGCTTATTCTTCTCCGCCCGCTCATACGGGCTATCGTCCTGACTCAGGCGGGGCCGGATAGCACGGCTCTCCTTTGTGAGCGGCCCCGCTTGTTGTCGGACGCAATAACACAAGCTGCTCACCGGAATACCTCCGGCGGGTACCTCTCCTCCCACGGGCGGAAGCTATCCCCCATGATGCGCCGCAGCTCCCGGTCGATGCTCTCCTTGGTGTAGGCGATCTCCTGATCTCCGCCTGCGTCCTCCACGCAGAGCTGAGCAAAGGCCCGGAAGGTCTCCCGAAAGGCATCCAGCGCCTCCATGGCCCGCTTGGGGCCGAAGCCAAAGTCCTGCCCCAGCGTGATAAGCATCATGTCCTCACACTGCTGGATGGTAAAAAGCCGCTGCAGCTCCATGTCATGGCGGCGCTGTGCCTCCAACCGCTGCAAAAACGCACTGGGCTTAGCCATCCTCTCCACCTCCCCGCCGCTCTCCGTTGGAGCAGTAAAAATCTTCCGGCACAGTGCTATCAATGCAAACGCCGTATGTGCAGCACAATCCGTCCAGATCCGCATAGCTGTACTTGCATTCCTTGCACCGCACCACGGGCACAGCGTCAACGGTGGGCGTATCGGCTATGAGTCTCTGGATTTTGCTGTGTGCGGCGAAGTTTACAAGCCATTTCAAATCGTCTGTAATCTGCACCTGTGCAGACATATAGGCCTCGGATTCGTCCACGATCATTTGATCAGCATCAATCAGCCGCATCGCCGCCACCTCCGTCCATCTTTGCCCCGCAACGCCAGCAGTAATACCCCTTTATCGCCGTGTGTTTGTTCTCCTGTGCGCCGCAATGCGAACACTCAAAGTATATTTTTCTCGCCGGTGCTGATTTTTCAATCCACCGCCCATGCACCACCGGGGCAACGTCGATGATCGTTCCGTCCGGTATCGTCCGGATTGCGCGCTTAAAGTCCTCCTCCATGATGACGCGGCACAGTCCGAGGCCATCCGACAGGTCTTTCAGCGGTATGCGTTTCATCCACTCGACCAATTCTTCTCGTTCGATGTATTTAGCCACGCTCGATCACCTCCTGCTTCCACGGGGTGATCTCCTCCACGGATACCACCCGCACGTCCCCATAGCGCTCCAAGTCCATGGCCAGCGCCTCCTTGATGCCGATGGCCTGCCCCACCGGCCTGTCTACGTCCATGACGATCCTTAGCATCCTGCCTCCTCCTTACAAATACCCGTGATTCCGTTTTTTTGCTTCCGCATTGGAGGCTACTTCCTCTAAGTCCCACCACGCAGGTTCTCCAATGTGGCAGCGCCAACTACCTGCGCCGAACTTTCGAAAGACGCAGTTCTGGCAGTACCTCCGTTCTTTGCAGAACGCAACAAGTGTCTCAGCGCAGGTTACTACTTTCTTGTCTGTCATCATCCTGCCTCCTCCTATTCATACGGCACACCGATATACTCCAGCCGCAGCGGCAGGCTCTGCAGCTGCCGCAGGTCTCCTACCGTGTGTTTACTGTCTGCCATGCTTAAGTTCCTCCATCAGCAGCAGCCGCACGCCCTGACACAGGGCATACACCAGATCGTTCTGCCAGATGTCCCGGCTCTCCTTGATGCGGCACATCCCCGTTTCGATAGCGTCCAGCGCCTCCATCAAGTCCTCACGCCTCGCCATTTTGAGCCTCCCCTCTTACCATCTGCCAGCACCGCCGGAACCAGTCCACCCACCTCATGCACCCCGGCCATTGCTGCCCACTTACATACTGGCTGCAACTGGCCTGCTCCTTATTGCTGCGCTGACAGGTCTCACAGGGCCGTTCCGGAAGTTGGTAGGGTTTGCCTTGCCGAACAATCATGGCTCCTGGCCTCCGCTCAGGTGTGCATATGACCCCTTAAGCACCTCATGCTCCGCTGTGACAGCAAGCAGCCTTGCGGCCATGAGCCGGATCGGACAATCGCCGCACTCACTGCGGCGGCGATCATCCACAAAGCCGCAAACCTTGTCACAGGAGTCCCGCAGGATCGGCATCAGGTCTCCCTCCTGCATATCCTCCAAACGCATCAGCTTGTACATGGCCGCATAGGCCATCGGGCTAAGCGCAGACATATCCACGCCGTTGACGCCCCACGATCCGTCTGGCATCTTCCACGTCAGCCGCTGCATTTGGGGCCTCCCTTCGTGACAAAACAACCTTGGACATCCTTGTCCGGCCGCCACACGTGGCTATTGCCTTGGAGCAGGCGAAGCACGCCACGCCGGAAGATATCTGCATACGCCGGACTACTCCGGCATATGCCCGAATACAACAGGCCAATCAGCACCCCAATGTCGGTAATCAGTTCGGAGCATGAACCAGACGTTTCAAGCCGTTCCAGCCGGCCGCCGTTGATACGATATTCAATCATCGCTACATTCCTCCTGTCCCTGTTGCGGATACGCAGGGATCTCCATCCATGCGATAACCGGGAAATCGATCGTATCCGCAAGCCGCTTCGCACTCTGCCGGAACTGCCCCTGCCACCAGTGAGCCATCATCCGTAAACTGCCGGCGCCGGTGCCGCACTCCGAGATATTCACGATCACAAGGCAGTCGCACTCGTGGGAAGGGTTCGTCCCTCCGGGCATCCAGCCCGCCAGCATCACCTGCTGACCTGCCACAGGAGAGACCTGCGGCCCATCCGGCACATCCGTGCGGCCCATAAGATAGTCCACGGAGCAGCCCAGCGCATCAGCCGCTGCACACCACGCCTTGACTTCGCCCAGCCCTGTGGCATACCCGTAAGGGAGTTTGGTCTCCGGCGTAATCTTAGCCGTACCGGCCTCGATCTCCTCATGCTCGCTGCTTGCGACCATATATGGGTACCCTATGGCCCGGCTGTAATCGTCAAATTGCAGGCCGGCCTGCCGCCGCAGGCCCGTAAACCGTGACCAAAGCTCGCTGATCCGATCAACATCCGGCCGCTCGGCGGCTTCCTTCTCCTCCCGTTCCCGGCGCTTCGCCTCACGGGCATCCACTCTCATCTGCTTCTGTTCGTCACGCAGCTGCGGGCACACATCCCGGCACGAGGCGAAGGAGCTGCAGTCCCTGCAGCAGAGCCTATCACAGCGCACCCAAGCCCACTGGTCATGAATCAATGACCGGACAATGTGCTTTCGCTTGCCATCCAGATGGGCGCATGGGGCATCACCACACTTGAGGTGCGCTGCATCCTCTAAGGCCGCTGATATCTTGCCAATCACGCCGGCCGTGAGATACTTAAGCCCCGGATCATGAGACTTATCACGCCGGTGAGCATCTACAATCTGCCGCTGGGTGGACACCGGCAACTGGGACAGCTCATAGGCTGCCGCCTCGTTCAGTCTGCCGGCCTCCGGTCCCTCCCAATAAGCTGCGAGGATATCCGGTGCCAAATGCTTGCGGATCGCACTGAGGCGGCTCAGCTTGGACTTGGAGACCTTGCACGCCTCAGCCACATGGTCCCGCATCCGGCCGGGGAACTCCATCCCCTGTTCCTTGAGTTCGTAGAGGAGCGCCTCCACTCGCTCTGCCTGCTTGCCAATATCCGCCGAGGACATCCTCCGTGTGTCGCTATTGGCATAGATCAGACGGAGCTCCTGCAAGGCGGGCGGGATATCATCGGACTCCACAATGCAGGGAGCCGCAGCATACTCCGCCGGCTCGTCCGCAGCCAGCAGCCGGAGGGCGGCAAGCCGCCGGTGCCCGGATACCACGGTATATCCCTCGCTATCCTTCCGCACACGGAGCGGGTCCATCAGGCCGCAGAACTGGATGTTCTCCGCCAGTTCCTCCACCCCGGTGAGTGCGTAGAAGTTCCGCTCGTCCTCGTGAATATCCCCCAACGGGATGGACACAATGGTCTCCGTGGCAGATGTGCCCGAATTGGGCACATCCCGGAGCGTTTGGGCGAATGCCCCAAGGTCAAACTTAGCCATTGTCGCTGCCCTCCTTCAGGTACTCCCGCACCCACCGCTGATAGTCCTGACTGGCGGCGCTGCGGGGACTGTATGCCATAATGGGCTGACGGTCGAAGGTGGACTCTGGCACCTTATCCGTGCGCCGGATCACCGTGGAGAATACCGGCACACTGAGGCTCCGCAGGAGTTGTTCGCCTTGCCGAACAACCTCAGAGTTATGCCATTGCGTGATCAGCACACCAGCCACCCGGATAGACGGATTGGCCGTCATCATGCTGTTAATCTGTGACGCCATATCGCTGACGCCCCAGAAAGAGAACCCGTCCACCAGCATGGGGATGACTACCTCCTGTGCCGCCATCAGGGCGGCGATACTGGCCGCCGTGAAGCCCGGAGGGCAATCGCAGATCATGTAGTCCACCGTCCCATCCTCCGCAACGGCGTCCCGGAAGTCTCGCAGGGCCGTAAGCCCGCTGCCGCCCTTGCGGATAGCGGCGACGTCCAGCCCATACAAGGCACTGGAGGCCGGGAGCAGTTGGATGTGATCGTCAAGGGGGATCGTGTTATCCGACCACACCGGCTCGTGGATACCTCGCAGCACATCCACCACGGTGGGCGTGTTGTCCGGGTCCAGATCAGGGAGATGGAACCGGGTAAGGCTCATCTGACCGTCGCAGTCCACCAGCAGTGTCCGCTTACCGGCGCTGGCCAGTACGGCGGCCAAATTGAGGGCCGTGACGGTTTTCCCCACACCGCCCTTCAGGTTCATAATTGCTATCGTTCTCATGATGCGTCGTCCTTCCTTTCAACGGGAGTGTCTCCCGGTATGTATAATATTTCGTCTGCCGCTCCACCACCACGAAGCGCCGCTGCGGGTGTATCCAGCAGATGCGGCCCTCTACGGGCTCCACAAGCTCCTTGCTGCCCTTGCGGTAGGTCACGCAGAATGGCACGAACATGATCTTATCGCCTACTTCCATGCGTCCTCCTCTCAGAACGGCTCGTCGCCGGTCTCTGCGACCTCACGCAGAGAGATCTGCCCGTCCGGCTTCGTGCGCCGGCGGGCCGCTTCGGCCTTGCCCTTGTCGATATACTTCCGCATCACGGCCCGGCCGTCCGGCCCGGCCATCATGTGGAAGGACTGGTGGGCGCCGTCGAAGTACATGGGCCACTTGCCCAAGCGTCCCTCCTTCTGCTTGGCGATCTTCAGGATACGGGTGTGCTCCGGGTCGTAGTCACCGCCCGGCTTGGGCCGGTACAGCAGCAGGATCGTATCCGCATCCTGCTCCAGTTGGCCCGTCTCCTTCAGGTCGTGCATATCCGGCTCCCGCCATGTGCCCTTCTGCTGGGGGCGGGAGAGCTGGGCCAGTTCTACCACCAGCGTCCCGGTGCGCTGTGCATAAGTATGCAGGGAGCGGGAGATACCGGCGATCTGCTGTGTCTGATTGGCCCTGGGGTCGCCCTCCGGCTGGATCAGCTGCACATAATCGACGAAGATCACCTCGAAGCCGTAGGACTGGCTGATGGACTGGATCTGCTCGGCTGTCATGCCACCGGCCCGGATCAGGGTCAGCCGCCGGGCGGTGAAATCCTCGCCGCCCTCAGCCACCTTGCCCCAGTCCTCCTCGTCCATCGTCTGGCGCTTGATGGCATTGAAGTCAATGCCGATAGCGGAGGACACCAGACGGTCCGTAAGCTTCCGCTGGCCGGTCTCCAGCGAGAAGAACCCCACGTTGTACGTCTTGGCCATGTGGTAGGCCAGGCACAGGGAGAAGGCCGTCTTACCTGCCGACGGCTCGCCGCCGATAACCACCACGTCGCCGGGCTCCGTATAGGAGCCCTCATCGATCTCCCGGATGCCGAAGGTAATATACCTGCGCCGCTGCTCTGCGGACTGGGCCGCCATGAAACTGCGGTAGGCGTCCGCCATGCTCCACGCATCCACGCCCCGGCCGGTGGCGAATACTTCGCCCAGTTCTGCGATCTTTCCCCGGCACTCCTCCGTGGAGAGGGCCGTGGCAAGGTCCTGCGCAATGTCCCGGATGCGCTCCAAGGTGGCCTGCTCCCGCATCAGGGCTGCATACTCCCGCCAGTTGGCGGCCGTGGGAGTGATCTCCATCAACTGGAGCATCCGGCCCTCGCTGTCCTTGCCCAGCTTGCCCCGGATCGTGACCGGGTCTACCGGCGCACCCTCCAGCAGCAGCGCACGGGCCGCCTGATAGATCTGCCGGTTGCCGGGGTCGCACAGGTCCGTGGGATCGACAGCGGCCAGAATGTCCGCCACCTGCGTCTCATCGATGAGCATGGCGCCGATCACGGCATTCTCGGCGGTGAGCCGCCCCACGGCGGGGCTGGTCACTGCTGCCATCCGTACACCTCCCCGCTATGCCCGTCTGCGGCGATGCTGCCGGAGGGGAGCTCGTCCGCATCGTGCCACCGTGCACCGTTGAGGAACGTCCCGGCGTAGGGGATGCCCACGCCCCGCCCCCATGCCTCCGTGGCCTTGAGCCGCCGGAGGGCGTGCCCGATGGTGGAGATCAACTCGTCGTCCGGCTTGAGCTTGTCCCATGCCCGGATCGCACCCTGCTTGTCCTTTCGCCCCTCCCGTGGGTAGTAGGCCCAGAACCCGGCGAAGCGATCCGGCTTCCAGTTGGGGGCTGACTTAAGCGCTCGCCTGCCCCCCTGCGGGGGGTATGGGGGGTTAGTATCTCTTTCTTTAGTTTCTTCTTTATTTAGTTGGGTCGGATTACCCGGCAGCGGGTTTCCCGTTGCCGGATTTCCCGTTGCCGGAAAACCCGGCAACGGTGAAATCTTCTCGTCGTACAGTATGTAGAGATTCCCGCTGAATTTGCCCTTTTCGCCGTGCCCCTGCTCCCTCAGCAGATACCCGGATTCTTCCAGATTCTGGAGGGCGCTGCGGATCTTGTCCCGCCCGCAGCAGCAGTCAGCAGCCAGCCCCTTAATGGAGTACTCCCAGTCCGGCGGATAGGAGGCCATCACGCAGAAGAGGCCCTTTGCCTGAAGTGTCAGCGACTTATCTCGGAGTACTTGGTTCGGCAGGACGGTGAAGCCGCCCCGCCGGACCATCTTAATTTTGGATTCCACAATATTCCCCCTTGCAATGTGCGCCAAGGTGTGCTACACTAATAGTGTTCTCATTAGTGCGTTGCACTGTTTGGCCGCTTCCGGATGCCCGTCCGGTGGCGGCCTTTCCCTTTGCCCGGCGTGTCCAGCCACACGATAGCTCGTGTCGCTGTCACGGCGCTGCTGGCCGCCAGCAGCAGAATGATCCAGTTATCCACGGTGCTCACCTCCTCTCGGAGGGCCTGCATATGTATCCCGCTCACCGCTGCGGCGTGCGATCTGACTGCCCATCTGTTCTCTCTCCCTCTGCCGCCTTTAGGCGGCTTTTTTTGTTGCCCAGGGCGGCGATTGCCGCCCTGGCAGCCTTGCGGTCTGCGGCCGTGGCCCGCACATAGCGGATGCAGTCACCACGGCACACGCACCGGTCCACGCATCGTTTACAGATTTTCATGTCATACCTTCCTGCCCAGTTTACGCAGCTCCGCCGACAGCAGGACCTTGGCAGCTGCGGCCCGGAGCCGCTCCCGCTGGGCCTCGTACTCCTCCGGCGTCAGATCCGGATGATGCACTCGCACGATATACTTGTCTGTCTGGATGATCTCGGTTCTCATCTCATCGCCTCCTCCCCTACGCTATGCCGCTCCCGGCCCGTCCTATCCGCATCCCGCATCAGTTCCGCCTCCGTGCAGCCCAGCGCCTCGCACAGGGCGATGCGGTACTTCCGCAGCGGCGTGCTGGCGCCGGTCTCCCACATACTCACGGCGGACCGGTTCACGTTGATCCTGTCTGCCAGCTGGTACTGCGTCAGCCCCTTCTGCTCCCGCAACCTCTTCAAGTTCACACTTATCACTCCTCTTGTCATATTTGGCCTTGACCTCCGGTGAAAAGGGTGGTATCGTAGAGTTGCGAGGCTATACAATACGCACCCTTCTCGTATCGGAGGTGAGAAGACCGGCTGTCCACCTTTAAGGTTCCCTCGGTCGTGGTCTGAGCACCCCACGATCGGCAGCGGGTTATCGTCGTCAACGCCTCCCCGTTCCGAGGGTGATTTCAGTATAAATCGTCAATATACGATTGTCAATACGGAATCGTATATTTACGATTATTTGTAGCCTTGCACAATTTGCTATATAGTGTGAGGGCATTATGGATAAAAATAAATTTGTGAAAAACGTCAAGATATACTGTGCCAAGAGGGGCGTAAAACCCACCATCGCCTGCACCGAGAGTGGAGCCGGGAAAGACTTGCTGGGGCAAATTGCAAAGAGGGGGACAGTTCCGTCCGTTGAGCGTGTGCAAATGCTGGCCCAGTACTTGGGCTGCACCGTCAGCGACCTGCTGGGCGAGGCCCCCTCCGGGAACGCAAAAGCCGCCGATCCGAAGATCAGCGGCTTGAGCGAAGAGTTCGCAAGGCTCTTTGTGGAGCTCACTCCGGAGAATCAGAATAAGATCATTGCTGAGATGCTAAAGAGGCAGCGAGAGCAATGATCTCCTCCTGTTCCGCCGGCGTAAGCTGGGCGAACAGATCTAATGCGGTTGCCAGAGATACAGTCATGGGATACTCCTTTTCCGGGGCCCCTGTTGATGTGGTACCGGTCTCTATTATAGCTTGCATCTGGCCGCTGCGCCAGCTGTAATATCCGCCGGACGGATGCCCACCGTTTGCCATAATATACACAGCAGCGGTGCCCATTTCGGGCACCGCTGCAAGACAATAGGAGGTCACTATGTATCAGTTGCCGCCGGATATCCAGCCGGAGAATATCCTGATCTACCTGCGTAAGAGCCGCACCGATGACCCCGCTCTGTCCGTGGAGGAGGTGCTGGCCAAGCATGAGCAGATGCTGGACGATTGGTCCATGCGGACCTTCGGCCGACTCGTGCCGAATGCCAACCGCTACCGTGAGGTGGCCAGCGGTGAGACCATTGCCTCCCGACCGCAGGTGCAGGCCGTCCTGCGGGCGCTGGAGCATCCCGGCACCCGTGCGGTGCTGGTGGTGGAGCCGCAGCGTCTCAGCCGTGGCGATCTGGAGGACGCCGGGTATATCATCAAGATCCTCCGGTACACGCACACCGTTATTATTACGCCGGTATTCTCCTATGATTTGACCGATGAGCGGGACCGGGACCTCTTCCAGCGGGAGCTGCAGCGGGGCAATGAGTTCCTGGAGTATCAGAAGCGCATCATGCTCCGTGGCCGGATGCTGGCCGTGGAGAACGGCTGCTACATCGGCAACAGGCCGCCCTACGGCTACGACAAAACCACCATCCGCATCGGCAAGCGGGTCTGCTACACGTTGAAGCCCAACGACTGCGCCCCGGTGGTGCGGCTCATCTACAAGCTCTATTTGGAGGGCTATGGCAAGGCGAAGCTTGCCATCTATCTGGAGGAGCACGGTATCCCGGCGCCCTCCGGGGCGCTCCACTGGAACACGGGGACGTTCGCCCGGATGCTGACGAATCCCCACTACATCGGCAAGGTGGTGTGGAACCGGCGTAAGACGGAGATATCCATCGAGGACGGCGCAGTCGTTGCCCGGAGGCCCATCCACACGGACTATCTGGTCTATGACGGTCTCCACGAGGGCATTGTCGATCCGGACGTGTGGGAGGCCGTCCAGCGGCGTATCGGCAAGAACCCACGGGTCAACCGGCGAGGCCGGATGCTGAATCCCTATGCGGGGCTGCTATTCTGCCGCTGCGGCCATGCCATGAGCCGCCACCCGGAGCAGGGCAACGGCAAGGACCGGCTGATCTGCACCGATCAGCGGCACTGCCATACCCCCTCCGTGCGCCTATGTGACCTGACGGCGGGCGTCATTGCCAGTCTACGGCGCTCTGTGGCCGACATGGAGATCAAGGTGGCCGGTGGAGCATCCCTGCCCGTTGAGTCCCGGCAGGTCTCCATGGAGGTGCTGGAGCGCCGCTGCGATGAACTGCGGGCCACGGAACTGCGGCAGTGGGAGCTATATGCCAGCGGCAAGATGCCGCAGGATATCTTTGACCAACTGAACGGCAAGATCCTCCGGGAGCGCCAGCAGGCGGAAGAGACATTGGCTGCCATCATGGCGGAGACCCCGGAGGAGACACCCAATCTGGCCGAGCGCATCTCCACACTCCATGCGGCCATGGATATGCTGGTGGACCCCACGGCCTCCGCTGCTGACGTCAACCAGATGCTTAAAGAGTGCATCTCCCGCATCGTCTACTCCCGTGAGGTAAGCCCCGACGGCCGCCGGGACTGGGGGACAAATGGCCCCCGCCCCACCCCCATCGATCTGGACATCCAACTCCTGCTCTGATATTGGCATACCAATGACGCACATCTTGTATGCCCCAGC